TTTGATGATGTGAGGATCCTGGGAGAGATAGATGGGTCCATAGAGATCCTGGAGATAGCAGGGACCATGAGACAAACTTTATAAACATATATATCATGAGCACAATTAAACATTTTACAATTCAGTACGGCAGGAGGTTTGCCTTTACTGGGACCATAACCCAGGGAGGGGCTGCCTTTGATCTGACAGACTATACTCTCAGACTCTTTGCTAAAAAGAATAAGGAGGACACTACCCTGGTCCTGGACCAGGAGCTGGCCATAGTATCAGCCCCAGCAGGGACCTACTCTGGAGTCATCACTAATGAGGAGAGTAAGATCTTATATGGTAAGCTGGTCTATGAGGTAGCAGTATTTAAGGCAGGAGGATATGTCTACTCTCCTACTGAGGGAGTCATCACAGTAGACAGAACAGTAGAGACAGATCCATCATAATGGAGGAGTCAGAAAACATAAGAAAACTAAAGAACCTGACTAAATCCCTCCCATCCCTGGGAGACCTGGTAACTCAGAAAGATAAGAGGGGCAACATAGTCAGGTATGATGGAGGGGATGGGATCTGTATAGGGAGGGGCCTATTAAAGAGAGAGATGATAGCAGTCCAGCAGACCATCATAAGCAGTGGGACAAAAATGGAATGCCATAAGCATAGGATCCCTATAGTAGAGATCATCCATGTCTATAAAGGATCTATAAAATTTATGACAGGAGGTAAGGCAGTGATAATAAAGGCAGGGGAGACTATTACAATTAAGGCTGGCCAGGGCCATAAATGTGTGGCCTTACAGGACTCAGAGACGGTGGGAGTAACTATGCCAGCAGAAAAATCGTATCCAAATGATAGATAAAAATGGTATAGATAAGACAGGCAGGAATATAGGATCCTGGGATGAGTGGGCTATCTGGGTTGTAAAAACCCTGGAGGCTACAGAGAGGGAGGTAGGTAATCTCCATGATGATATGATCAGGGTCAAGACTAAGGCAGCAGTCATGGGAGGCTTAGCTGGCCTGGCTGTAGGCCTGGTCACAGCCATCATCTCAGCACTGATAATAAAATTATGAAAGTATCTAATAACTTTATCATCCAGGAGTTTATCCCTCCTGGGATCTGGGACAAATTTGGAGAGAGCTCTATCTGGTTTATAGATCAGAGGGTCATAACCTTTGCCCAGTTTCTGAGGGATAGATATGGCAAGGCCATCACTATCAATGACTGGCATAGTGGAGGTAATAGGAACCAGTCAGGGCTCAGGTACTGGAGCACTGGAGTAGGAGCCAGCATGAGCCAGCATAAATTTGGGAGGGCTGGAGATCTTAAATGGCTCCAGGATCCTATGGTCATGGATGAGATCAGGGAGGACATTAAAAGAAATCAGCAGCTATTTATAAGAGCTGGCCTGACTACTGTAGAGCTGGGGACAGAGACCTGGATCCATGGAGACTGTAGGTGGACCAATAAGAATGGGATTTATTTTATACCTTATTATAAATGATAATACAGATAGGACCAATAGACTGGGCAGAATTTTGGGGGATCATCCTCCAGGGCTGGACTCTGACAAAGCTGATAGCTTACACTGTCCTCTTTATGGTAGGAGTGGGGATCCATCTGACCATAGATGTCCAGAAATCTATTAAGAGGGACAGGACCACTCCTGGAAAGTTTAGCATCCTCTACCTGGTCAAAGATAATCCATGGAGATGGCTGGGGATCCTGCTCCTCTTTGCAGTCATGCTCATCTTTTTTGAGGATATAAATGGCTATCCATTAACTCCTTTCCTGGCAGTGGCCATGGGATATAATGTAGATAGTATAGTAGGATCTATGAATAGTAAAACCAAGGCCAGGCTAAAGTCTGGGACCTAATTAATAACTAAATAAAAAAAGATCATGAAAAATTTACAGCAGTGGAAAACTACTATTATGGGACTGATCACAGTGGTCATCTCTCTCCTGGTAGGTTTTGGAGTATTGACACCTGAGCAGACTGGGGATGTGACTGAGTATGGGACATCTATTGTGGAGGCAGTGGCTGGAGTAGTGACTGGAGTGACTGGCCTGATAGCTGTCTTTGCAGCTAAGGACTCAGTAGAATGAGGAGGCTAGTAGTTTTTTTGTCTATAGCTGTCTTTATGGGTTGTACTTGTATAGGGCAGCTACAGACTCAATACTTATATGTAGATGAGAGCTGTAAGGCTCAGCTCCCAGACTACCTACAGATAGTCTCAATGGATGATAATTGCAGTGAGGTCTCCCTGGCCCAGGATCCTCCAGCTCATGCTTATATCTCTGTCCATACAGATGTAACTATCACAGCTACTGACCAGGCAGGGAATATCAATGCAAGCACTTTCCAGGTCATGCTCCTGGACACCATCCCTCCAGTCCTGTGGTTTACTGATACAGTTGCTTACAATACAGATCAGATCCATGATGTCTATATGACATTTGCTGGATGGGTAGTAATGAATGAGGAGCTATTTAAGGAGGAGTTTAACTGGGAGGAGCTAGGTCTGGATCCAGAGGATCCTAGTATTAAATGCTATAGGAATATCATTTGCCCTGACTACTTTGACTGGATAATAAGATGAGAGTTATAGTCATAGCCATAGCAGTCATGGCCCTGGGCTCATGCTGTAGGATGATCCCTCAGAGATGTATAGAGACCCAGGTAGATACTATCAGGACCATCCAGGTAGATACATTTGAGACAGTCAGAGATACTACTATTTGGCTCCATCACTACATCCCAGGAAAGACAGTAGTGGACTCTATCCCCTATCCAGTCTATATAGGATCTGATGGCCTGGTTAATTCTGATACCTTATGGATGGAGACAGATCTGGCCACAGCCTGGGCAGTAGTCCAGAGATCTATCTTAAAGGGAGAGCTGGTCCAGAGAGATACTATCCTGGCCCTGGAGATAATGCTCCAGGATGCTATCAGAGAAACCACTATTTTAAAGAACCAAGTGACTGAGATCACTAATCAGAACTATGTTATAAAGCATAAAAAGGGCAGACTGGAGAGGATCCTCTGGGTAGTTTTGGCCATAGCTGCTGTCATTTTACTGGTCAAAGTGGTCAGTAAACTCAAAACCAGGGGAGGCTGATAGAGGCCCTTTAGATGAGATCTAAGAGCATCATGATATAAATGATATAAGTATAACACTACAGTAGAGATAAGGCTAATGACTGAGGATCAGATATGTTATAAAGCAGTTTAGGGTATTGTATTTTTGTCCCCTGTCTCTGGAGAGGGATCTAAGATCTGAGGATCTGGGTCCCTTTCTTTTTTGCCTGTCAATTAATATATATCAAATGATATAACTATATCAAATAAATTCCGTATAATTGCACGTATGGAAAATAAGGTACTAACCAAAACAATCAAAACAATGAACAAGCAAGCTGATGAATTTACAAGATCCTGGATCATAACCAATGCCATGGAGGAGATCAGAAACTATGAGGCAGGGATCCTGACATTAAGGGGACTCCATTATAGGCTGGTAGCTAGAGGGATGACCAATACTCTACAGCACTACAAGAGAGTAGTAGCAGCCATGACCCAGGCCAGATGGAATGAGCAAGTAAGATTTGAGACTTTCTCAGACCATGACAGGGAGATGATAGGACATACCTCCTCCTATGAGAAAGACCTGGAGTATAGTATAGAGTATGGCCAGGAGCAGATCCTAGCCTGGATGACCCACTACAAGAGAAACAGGTGGGAGAAACAGACCTATTATCCAGAGGTGTTTATAGAAAAGAAAGCACTCCAGGGAGTATTTGAGAAACCATGTAGGAGCCTGGATGTAGCAGTAGGAGCCTGTAAGGGATATCCATCCCTGACTTTTCTGAATGATACAGCCAGGAGATTAAAGGAGGCTGAGAGAGCTGGCCATAAGCCTGTCATCCTTTACTTTGGAGACTATGATCCATCAGGAGAGGACATCCCCAGGAGCCTAAAGGAGAACCTGGCTAAGCTAGGAGTAGAGGTAGAGGTCAGGAGGATAGCCTTAATGGAGGACCAGGTAGTAGAGTGGGATCTCCCTCCAGCCCCAGCCAAGACTACAGACTCCAGGACTGCCTCCTGGAATGGCCTGGGCCAGGTGGAGCTAGATGCTCTGGAGCCAGTGAAATTACAGAGACTATGCAGAGAGGCTATCATGGATGTGTGGGACCAAGAGATCTATGATAAGGTCCTGGAGCAGGAGGCTGAGGAGCAGGAGATCTATAAGGCCAGGCTCAAGGAATATGTAAGTAATTTATAATACAATTTTAATGCAGTCAGAGCCCAGGGTAAAGCCTGGGTTTTGGCAGTAGAGGACTAACCAAAACATAAAGCATGAAAACAATTAAAGACTATTTGAAAGACAATGATGGACAGACTTTAGTGGGATCTTTACTACAGTATGGATATTCTGGCCATGAGATCTATGTAGCTGAGCAGGCTGGGATCATAAGGGTAAAGGATGTCATGGTCTATCTGATACCTGATGAGACCAGGGGACCTGGAGGATGCAGGATGACTGAGACCCTGGAGAGAATTAACAAGAGGACCAAAGGATCCTATGTAGTGACTGGAGCAATAAAAAAATACATTTGCAGGAACCTCCAGGGAGAGATCATATATGAGTCTACCTGGACCCATAGGGACTATGTAGCCATAGGGACAGATGAAAGAGGGAGGCCCCTGGGCAAGTTCGGGAGGATGGATCTGATAGGCAAGTCAGGATCTCAGCACTGGATAGGATCCAAGGGAGTGACCATCCATATACTACAGTCATGAGAGAGTTAAAAGAGTATAAGCATCCAGCCCTGGAATATTGCCATGAGAATAATGGGAGAGACTTTATACTGGCCCCAGCCAGATATGAGGTCTGTCCTGTCTGTAGTGGTCATGGCACTCATGTAAGGAATGACCTGGATGACTCCAGGCTGATAGATAGCATGGAGGAGGATGGAGATCTGGAGGGGATAGAGGCCTATCATAAGGGATCCTATGATCAGATCTGTAGTAACTGTAAAGGGCTAAGGGTAGTCATGAGCATAGACTTTGAATGGCTCCCTAAATGGGCCAGGGTAGCTATAGAGGACTGGAGCCTGGAGGAGAGGATCTCTGCCAAGGAGGAGGCTGATGAGAGGAGGATGGGAGCATGAGAAACATACTAGCCACAGCCAGGCCTAATAAGGACTATAGGTGGATCAAATGTCTCCAGGAGTATATCCTGGAGGCCAGGAGATCTGGAGATCAGATCAGATACTATACTGTAGCTAATGGCCAGGAGAAATGTCTGACTAAGGAGACCATCCTCAGTCTTTTCTCTTTGGGATCCAGGGTAAAGGACCAGCCATTTAGAGCCACTGAGAATAAGGAATTTTATAAACTATTAAAATCAAAATCATGAATGAATTAACACAAAATGTTATAAACACAATAGAGGCCCTAGAGGTAGAGCTCCAGGGGCTAAGGGATGAACTGGTCAAGGCTGAGGAGAAAGAGCAGGCCTGCTGGGCTGAGATCAGGAGGCTACATGAATGTTGCAGGGCATATGATAAGGAGGAGGAGCTCCCAGATCCCAGAGACTAAATGATATAAATGATATAATTATATTAACTTTGTGAAAATCAGTTTAACTAAAAACCAATAAACATGAGTAAAATTAAAGAATTAAAAGGAGCTACTAAGAGAGTAAAGTCTATCCTGGAGGCAGAGCCCAGGGCCAGGGATAATGATAATCTCCTGGCTGTCTTATTCTGGCAGGGAGAGACTGGTAAATTTAACAGGTCCCCAGATCTGTATGATGTCTCAGACTTTTTAAAAGACTTTGTATCTGGGGAGTTTACATCTCCAGAGAGTATAGGTAGAGCCAGGAGGCTGGTCCAGGAGCACTATCCTGAGACCAGGGGAGCTAAGTATCATGACAGGCATAAGCTGGCAGCAGAGGTCAGAGATCATGTCTCTGAGGTCATGGATCAGGTAGATGTTATCATAGACTCCTTTAGGTCTGCTCCTCCCCAAAAGCAGGGCAGTCTATTTGAGACAATGGCTGAGAGGTTTAGGCCTAGAGAGGAGGGATCTTAATGGCTCTATCTATGCCTGTATATGATGGACCTTATATCTGTCCTGAGTGTGACTCTCCATACCTACAAGATCTGGGAGATGTCATCCAATGTGAGGGCTGTGGCCATCTGATCTATAGTGGCCCAGATCCTGATGAGCAGAGAGATACTAGAGAGGATAGATGATATCAATGTTATAAATGTTATATTTGCAAAACTATTAACCAATTAAATTAATACTTATGGAAAACTATTTAAACAGACATTTTAAGAATGAGAACACTGTGGCAGTCCAGATGGCTATCCCATCCACTGTCCACAATAGAGCAGCCCTCCTGGCCCTAGAGGAGTCCAGCAGACTGTCTCTGAGAGTAACTAAGAGGGATAAGATCCTGGAGGCTATAGTCAGAGGATTAAAGATCCTGGAGGATGAGGCCAGAGCAAATGCAGCCAAAGAGTATGAGATAAAAAAGTAGTTTTAAAACCAAAACCAAAAGCATGAAAAACCTATTAAAGGCCCTGGCCTTATTCCAGGACAAATGTCCTCCCATAGATAAGGATGCTAAAGGCTATGGCTATAATTATGCCAGCCTGGAGAGGATCCATCAGATAGTCAATCCTATTCTGAGGGAGTGTGATCTATTAATAGTCCAGAGAGTGGAGACTCCAGATGAGATCCCAGAGGGAGCTGGAGCCTTTACACTGATAACAGATCTCTACCATGTAGATAGTGGAGAGGTCATCAATAGCTCTCTGTCTAGCACTGTAGCAGCCCAGGCCAAGATGAACAACTACCAGGCCCTGGGATCTGGGATAACCTATCTCAGGAGATATGCTCTGTCTGCTATTCTGAACCTGGTAACAGAGGAGGACTCAGATGCTAAGGAGCTCCAGGACAGAGGTCCCCAGGAGAAAACTAAGGCAGAGTTTAAGGATGATAGGCTCCCACAATTAAGCTGGCTAAATCCTCAGACTGAGGCCTGGGATAAGGCTGTAGAGTATCTGAAAAATGGAGGGACCCTCCAGGATATTAAAAAGAAATACAAGCTGAGCAAAGCTAATTCTGAAACCTTAATAGACCAAGCAATATGAACAACCTACAAACCATCAGATCCATAGCTACAGGAGGAAAGAAAGAACAGGCAGAGGTAGCTAAGAACATCCTGGATCCAGTCCTGGATGGAGAGTCTAATCCTATGGAGGTAGATGTCCTCCTAAAGAGCCTGGAGAATATCATTAAGAAAGTCAGACAGGACCCAGCATTTAGGGAGGTCCTCTCAGATGAGCTGGACAAATATCCAGGTAAGACTTTCAGCTATAATGCTGCTGTCTATCAGAGGACCCAGAAAGGAGCCTATCAATACTCAGAGGATGATAAATGGAATGAGATAGCTGAGGCTAAAAAGCAGAGGGAGGTCCTGCTAAAGGCCATCCCTGATGAGGGGATCCTGGATGGGGAGACTGGAGAGATCATCCATAAACCATCTAAGAGGACCACTGATGTAACATCAATTACATTCCTATAGATAACATGGCCCTGGGGAGATCTCCTCCCTGGGGCCTTTAAAATTAATATCATGACAAAAGAAATTAAGCAAATGACATCCATTGAGATCCAGGAGGATCTGTATCAGCTCATGATCAATGCCAGGCACAACTTAAAGGATAAGGATCCAGCTACCTATAAGCTGATCATAGACAACCTGGCCAGGACCTCAAAGGAATTAAATACTATTATCATAAATGATCTGACTGAGGGGATGGACCCTGGGCCAGATCCATTAAAAAAAGAAAAATGAAGATCTTAATTACAGGTTTTCATCACTCAGGGACATCCATCCTGAGAAAGGTTATAGGTAATCATCCCCAGGTCTATGATGTACTACATGAGATCAAGCCTAAATGTCTGGCTGATATGATGTCAGAGGACTGGGGCCATCCATCTGTAGTCATGAAAAGTCCACTGCTATCTGACTACCTCCTGGATGAGATCCAGAAGATCCAGAGAGAGATTAAAGTCATCTGTATTACTAGAGATCCCAGGGAGACCTGGGCCTCCTTAAAACAGAGATACACTAAGGGTCAGATGACCTGGGATAAGTTTAGGAGATCCTGGATAGAGTGTACTATAAACTCTATGGAGATAACTACTGGAGGTCATGGCCTCCTGGTCAAGTATGAGGATCTATTTTACCAGGGGATCCTGGATCTATTTGAGTGGCTGGACCTGGAGATCATCCCAGGGGTCCTGGACACTACTAAGAGGAGGATCCCTATAGAGGCAAGGGAGATCCCTAGCCAGGAGCCCTCCAGGGAGACTAATGCTCTCTATAGGTCCTGGCAGATTAATAGACCATTTCAGCAGGCTAAGAGTAAGTATAAGGAGATCCTGACAGCAGGAGAGCTGGAGCTCTATCAGGACCCAGAGGTCAGGATGATCATGGATCATCTAGGCTATAGGTAACAGAGTGGTAAAATCATTTTACCTATCTTACCTCCCCTGGAAACATGATATATATCATACAGGTATTATTAAACTAATGTTTAATTTTGCAGATATGGAAACAATCACTAAAACACTAAAGCAGAGGATCAGGGATAGAGGCCTGAGATACAACTGGGTAGCAGAGCAGATAGGGGTCTCAAAGAGTTTACTCAGTCAGTATCTGAGTGGGACTACTCCTATGCCTGATCATATTAATAATAAGATCATTGACCTATTAAGGCAGTGACTTTTTTTATTTAATCACTTTACTAAAGTTTAACCAATGAGTGACTGGTATAGTAGACTATTAAGGGATCCAAGATGGATCCATAAGAGGGATGAGATCCTGATGAGGGATAATAATACCTGTCAAAGATGCCACAATGAGAGCCTGGAGTCCTATATGTTTCTGAATAGATATGAGGCTAGAATAATAAACTACTTAAATGTCCATCATTTAAAGTATGTAGGGACATATCCCTGGGAGACTCCTGATGAGTATTTAATTACTTTATGTCTGGACTGCCATGAGCAGGACCATCTCTGCCTGGATATCAATAAGGCCAGGGGAGGGAGTCATTATGGAATTATTAATAACCAAAAAACTAAATAGATGAAAGATCCTGCATTTTTATTTTACCCTAATGACTTTATGGGAGGGACTATGGGTATGACTTTTGAGGAGAAAGGGGCCTATATAGAGCTCCTTATTTTGCAATTTAATAGAGGTCATATGACCACTCATATGATAGGTCATATGCTAGGTCAAAGTATGGACAAAATATGGCCAGCCCTTAAAGATAAATTTGAGGAGGATGAGTCTGGGAGTTTTTTTAATCCCAGGCTGGAGGAGGAGAAAGTCAAGAGGAGAGCATACTCTGAGTCCAGGAGGAACAATATTAAAGGAGTTAATCAGCATACAAAAAAGAAAAATAAAGTAGGTCATATGACCTCCCATATGGAAGATGAAAATGAAGATGTAAATATAGATAAGAATAGAAATAAGAAAAGAGTGGCCAGAAAAAAAACAAAATTAATCAAACCACTCCAGGAGAGACAAAAGATATTCCAGGAGACTATCAGGTCAGAGGTAGGTAAGAGGATAGCCAGGGAGGATGCTAATGACTTTTACAGGCACTGGGCAGCAGTCATCCAGGGAACTGATATAATGCTCTGGGAGGATCAGAAAACCTGGAGCCTTAATTTGAGGATAGCAACATGGATAAAGAAAAAAACAGAGTTTGCACTGGAGGCAGAGTCTAAGCAGAACCTGAGAAAAGATAGGGAGGTCTCAGGTAAGAGATCCAAGGCAGTCCAGTCAGTGGCAGATATATCTAAAGATCTAAGACAATGATGAAAAGATTATTTAATAGCAGGGTCAGGCATACTACAGTACTGGTCCAGTCAGAGAGGATCTCTGTCCTGGTAATATGTATGGCCTGCTCCTGGAGAGGATCCTACTCCTGGCAGAAAGTAAAGGACAGTAAAGAGCAGCCTGATCACAGCCCCAGGGTCTGTCCAGACTGTGGAGGAGATGTATATAAAAGATGAAAGTAAAAATTAAAATATCAGTCCTGTCAAGATGGGCCTGGAGGATCTCCAGGGATCTAAGATATGCCTGGGTCCAGATGGGCAGGATCCTAATCACTTTGAATTATTAACCAAAATTAAAAACCATGAGTAAAAAGAAAACCATGACAGAGCAGGACATAGCCATGACCTTTGTCCAGGACAGATTTGCAAAGGGCCAGCCAGGGATGGGTAAATTTATGGATGAGATGACCAGGGATCTGGAGAGTTTACTCCAGGGCTATAAGGTCATCCTAATTAAGATGATAGCAGGGATGGCTATAGCCCCAAAGGAGAATGATAGCACTATAATGATACTGACCAAAGAGATCAGTGATCTTATTTATGAGGCTGAGGCCAGGATTAATAAGCTGGAGCCATGAGCCAGGGCAAGAGATCTAATAAAGGATATTTTGATCCTGGTCAGAGAAAAGCTATAGCAATCTGGCTGGTAGATAGGGTCAAATTTATGGGACTAAATCTCAATAGCTATGCCAAGGAGATAGATGTCTTTCCAGCTACCATGTACCTGGTAAAGAATAAGGCCAGCCTGGGAGATATCTCTGATGACAAATGGGCTGAGCTAATAGTAAAGGCTGGGATCCCTTACACTAATGTGAGCAAATATACCAGGGCAGCAATCATCCCAGGACAGATCCATGATAAGGCCAGGGCTATGATCAGGGAATGGCATGGCAGAATACATGAGGAGCTGAAAGATCTGGCCACTGAGGTCCTGGTAAACAATAAGAGACAGCCAGTAGATCCAAAGATCACAAAGAGGATCCTGGATAAACAAAAGCAGGAGCTGGTCCTAAAAAAAAGAGATCCAGGAGCTAAAGTAGTTTATAAGCTGGCCCCTATCCAGGTAGATAGATCAGGGGCTGAAATCAAAAATAAGGACACTGAGAGGCTAAGAGCCAGCAGATCTATCTGGATTAATATAGAATACTGCCCCAGGTGTAGATCGTCCCATAGAGGGCTCCAAATTAAGCCAGTCCATTTAGACCCTGGCCTATTTGACATGACCTACTTTGGGGAGTGTAGCAGATCAAAGGCTCCTATACTAATCAAATTAAATCTGGAGATAATCTAACCAGGCCCAGGGGCCACAAAACTAATAGTATGAGAAAAACAATTTTAATCTTTGCAGTCATGATGACTGTATTTATGGGCTGTAATAAAGATGAGTATGTCCCACAGCCCCAGGGAGCTAATAAATTCCAGGAGTATGTAGTAGGATCCTGGGAGATCCACTCAGTAGGATATCTCCCTACAGGGGCCATGACTGTCATCAATTATCTAAATGATGGGACCTATACTGTGACTGAGGATAATGTAATAACAGAGGAGGGATCCTGGACTTTCTTTGCAGTGGATTTTATGGAGGCCTATGTAGCTCTGGATGGTAAGACATGGAGCTGGCCAGCCTGGGAGTTTGTTTACCAGGGGACCAGCCAGGTCATATATCATAATAAGCTCCCTACAGTGATGTATAAAATATATTAAGGAGTTATTAACAATCTAATATTAAGGCCTGGATCATAATTCCAGGCTTTTTTTATGGCCATTGTTTAAAACATCTCAGAACAGATCTATAAATATATCCCAGGATCTCCTGATCTTTATAGTCATGAGAGAATAAAAACAGTATCAATTAAAAACATTTTATTATGGGATCTAAAGGTGGTTTCGCAGTAGGAGGATTTACTCCAGGATATCATGCCTGTGAGGAGAATGATGGTAGTGCAAAAAAAATGTATGCAATACATCAGGCTGGCCAGGCTACAAAGTATGTATTTGCTACAAATGAGGACAGGGCTCTGTTGGCTCATCCTGCTAATTCAAAAACAGCAGCAGAGATGTTAGCATTTATAAAGGATGATCTAGAGGTAGATCTAACCTCTATGTCTTATGTTGTGACACTGCCTCCAGAGTAGAAAGTTATTTCATGTAATAGGTTTAGTAAAAGGGTTTTAGTTTTGGTTAAACTACAGGGGCCATAGTCAGATACCGACACTGATTATGGCCCTGCCTTTAATATATTTTATAATTATGCCAGGAGGGAGACCATCCAAATATAAAAAGCTATCTGAGGCTGATCTAGCCAGGGTCCTAAAGTATCTACAAAAGGGAGCCACTATCCAGGAGGTAGCAGAATTTCTAGAGATCCATAGAGATACAGTCCATGACTGGATGAACAATCATAAAGAGTTTTCCGACATTATAAAAAATGGCAGGGATATGGCTGATGATAAGGTAGAGCAATCATTTTTTAAGAGGGCTACTGGTTTCACTAAGAAAGTGGAGGAGGTACATAGGGGAGAGGTGGTCAGAGTTAAAAAATATTTTCCTCCAGCAGATGTCCCTGGTATATTCTGGCTCAAGAATAGGAGACCTGGGAGATGGAAAGATAAGCAAGTCATAGAGCATGAGGGAGGAGTAGAGATAGGAGATGCTAGAGACAGGCTCCTGGAGAGAATCATGGAACTAAAGAAAAGTAAGGAGGATAAGGGATGAATGTCCTCCAGCAGATCAAAGAGACAGATCCAATAGTCCTAAGTCAAGTCATGGCAGAGATGTCAGAGGAGGATATCCAGGCCCTCTCCTATGACTGGCTAGGGATCTGGGCCAGACCTGGCCAGATGATCCCTCCTGGGGACTGGTTTACCTGGCTGATAAGGACAGGCAGGGGCTGGGGCAAAACCAGGACAGGAGCTGAGACAGTGAGGATCTGGAAAGATACTAATCCAATTATCCATTTTGTAGGGAGGACTGCTGCTGATGTCAGAGATGTGATGATAGAGGGAGAGAGTGGGATCCTGGCTATAAGCCCCAAAAGAGAGAGACCACTGTATGAACCATCCAAGAGGAGACTGACCTGGCCTAATGGATCTATAGCTATTCTGTTCTCTGCTGATGAGCCTGATGTCCTGAGAGGACCACAATGCCATAAGGCCTGGGCTGAGGAGATGGCCTCCTGGAAGAAACCTGATGCCTGGGATAATCTGATCCTGGGGACCAGGCTAGGACCTAATCCTCAGATCATAGTGACCACTACTCCCAGACCTACTAAGATCATAAAGACACTGATAGCAGAGGCTGATACTATCCAGACCACTGGATCCACTTATGAGAATGTAGGTAATGTCTCAGCTAAATTCCTGGATAAGATTAAAAAGAAATATGAGGGGACCAGGCTAGGATCCCAGGAGATCTATGGTAACATCCTGGAGGATGTCCTGGGAGCTCTATGGACCTATAAGATGATAGAGGATCTAAGGGTCCAGGAGATGCCAGAGATGCAGAGGATAGTAGTGGCCCTGGATCCAGCAGTAACATCAGAGAAACACTCAGATGAGACTGGGATCATAGTGGCTGGCCTGGGGACAGATGGCCAGGGATATGTCCTGGAGGATGTCACTGGGATCCACTCTCCTAATGAATGGGCCAGGATAGCCATTAATCTATACAACAAATGGCAGGGAGATAGGATCATAGGAGAGGCAAACAATGGAGGAGATCTGATAGAGACAGTCATCAGGGGACTGGACAAGAATATCCCATACAGTAAAGTCTGGGCCAGCAAGGGTAAAGTAGCCAGGGCTGAGCCTATAGCAGCCCTATATGAGCAGGGCAGGGTCCATCATACAGGGATCCTCCCAGAGCTGGAGACAGAGATGACTACCTGGGCAGGGATGCAAGGGGAGAAAAGTCCTAACAGGATAGATGCCCTGGTATGGGCTCTGTTTGAGCTGATGATTAATAACACAATAGCAATAGCATGAAAAATAAATTTATTAACTGGATAACAAAAGCAGCTACCAGGCAGATCAATGAGGTGGCTTATGGCATAATGATGGGCAGGATGGGAGTCATGGCTCCTAACTGGATGGGGATCTCTCCAGAAAAGCTGATAAACAAAGGCTATGCCTATAATGCTACAGTCTACTCTATAGTTAATCTGATCATCAGGGCAGCCATAAGAGTCCCCTGGCAAGTCTACAGAGTTAAAGATGATAAGAGCCTGGCCAAGTATAAGGCAGCCAGGGCAGAGGACCTGACCATTAAGACTATCATGAGGACCAAGGCCCTGGAGGAGGCCAGTGATCATAAGATCATGGAGATCTGGGCTAGGCCTAATCCTAACCAGGGGACCACTGAATGGATCAGCCAGAACATAGGATTTAAACTGACTACAGGGAACTCATATACTTTTGGAGCTGGTCCAGATACAGGAGGAGATGCTGGTCAATTTCATGAGCTATACAATCTGCCCAGTCAGATCATTAAGATCAGGACAGGAGGGATGGCCCAGCCTATCAAAGGATATACCTCCTCCATGGATCCAGAGCTACTGATCCCTCCTGAGCAGATCCTCCATAGAAAGTACTGGACTCCCCTCTATGCCAGTGGAGCCTTTCTCTATGGACTCAGCCCTATCCAGGCAGGATCTAAAGTGATAACCAGGTCAAATGATGCCTATCAGACATCAGTGGCCCAGCTACAGAACCAGGGAGCCAGAGGGATCCTGGTGGGAGATATGCCTCCTGGAGGAGCACAACTGACCCAGGACCAGGCTCTCAATTTAAAAGAGAAATATTATGAGGACTATGGAGGTCCAGACAATGCTGGTAAGATAGTCATCACTGGGGCCAGGATGAGATGGGAGCAGATGGGACTGAGCCCTATAGATCTCCAGCTCCTGGAGGGAGAAAAGATGGATATCAGATCTATCTGTAATCTCTATGGGATCCAGAGCCAGCTACTGAATGACCCAGAGAATAAGACTTATGCTAATCAAAAGGATGCCATGAAATCTCTATTTACTAATGCAGCTCTCCCTGAGCTGGATGACATGAGAGATGAACTAAATAGATGGTGGATCCCAGCCTTTCAAAAGGGAGGAGAGAAATTATTTTTTGACTATGATGTATCAGTTATCCCTGAGCTCCAGGAGGAGATAGAGAAACTTGTAACCAGGCTGGCCACTGCATGGTGGCTGAGCCCTAATGAGAGGAGAGTGGCCATGGGATATGATGTCTCTGAGATGAAAGATGCTGATGATATATGGATCCCATCAGGACTGGCTCCAATGTCTGACAGTATCATCCCAGGAGAGGAGCTGTAATAGATGAGATATGACATTAACACAAAGAGAGCAGGCTAGGTCCTGGAGGGCTACAGAGAGGCTGAGAGGAGCCTATAGGACTAGAGTGACAAAATATATGAGGCTAGCATTTAAGGAGCAGATAGAGCCTCTAAATTCGTTCTTTGAAAGTACTGGAAATAGTTTACAGCCTAATGAGTATATCAATAAGGTAGAGTATCTGATTAAAGAGGATCCCTTTATCAAGTCATTTGAGAGGACCTATGTCCAGGTAGGGACAGCCTTTGCTGATCAGACCTATAGAGATCTAAAGTCTGGCCATCCCCAGGATCTAAATATCAAGACTGACCTGGATGATCTAAATAGTAACTGGAGAGTGAGTATGCTGGCCTTTGTCCAGGGGAGAGAGATGGGATCCAGGATCACATCCATAACTGGGACCAGCCAGATCAATGCCAGGAGGATCATGAGGAGATCCATGGAGCAATCTGTCCAGGAGGGCCTGGGGATCTCAGAGACATCTATCAGGATGAGGGCAGATCTAAAAGAGGGCTGGGGAGATATGAGCAAGTATAGGGCTGATAGGATAGCCAGGACTGAGCTGGTATCTGCATCTAATAAGGGCAGCCTAATGGGAGCAGAGTCATCAGATATAGAACAGGTAAAGCTGTGGATCTCTGCCCTGGATGGGAGGATCAGGTCTGCTCATGCAAAAGCTAACAATGAGACTGTAGATCTAAAAGATCCCTTTATAAAGACTGGCCAGGATCTGAACTACCCAGGGGACCCTAATGGATCTGCCTGGAATGTGATAAATTGTAGATGTAGTCTAGGCTATAGGCCAAAGGACCAGGAGGAGGATGAGGAGATCCCTCCAGAACCTACTCCAAAGCCAGTGGCCAGGATCCCAAAACCTCCAAAACCTAAACCTCCTAAACCAGTGGAGGCCCAGGGAGGTAGAGTCCAGGTAGATGCAGATCTAAAGATGAAACAGGTGGAGGCTAAGATGAAAGATTTAGGACCACTGGGTAAAAAGATAGACAGCCTGGACGGTAAAATAAAAAAACTTAAAGTCCAATATGATGAGAACTGGGATGAGCTGGTAAAAAATAGAGGCCTGGATCCAAAGGCTGGACTGCTCAGGAGTGATGCTATAAGAGCAGAGTTGAAAGCAGCTAGAAAGGAGATACTAAAATTAAGACATCAGGCCTCAGATGATCTCCTGGAGGTCATGTCCCTGGGAGATGCAGTAACAATGGAGCTGACTGGATCTGCTGCTATGACTAACCATAAGGCTGTAAAGGATGGGATGAAATTATTTAATGGGATGGTAGGAGATAATGCTGCCATCAGGGGCAAAGCTCTCCAGGTAAAGGCAGCCAGGGGCAGAGCTTTTCAGAGCAGGCAGACCATTAATGTGATGAAAAAAGATCCATTTGAGACTACAGCTCATGAGGCAGGACACTGGCTGGAGCAGGAGGATAAAATATATTCCAGTAAAGTCCATGACTTTCTCAGGAGGAGGGCAGGGACAGATAAGAGTAAGAAATTAAGAGACCTGACTGGATTAAATTATGACTCCAGGGAGATAGCCTGGGAGGATAAGTTTTCTGAGCCATACATGGGTAAAATATATGGCTATCAAAACATAGGAGGAGGGATGGGATCTGCAAGTGGCTGGGGAGGGACCAGGATAGTGGCCAGCAGGACAGGCATAACAGCAGGAGAGATAGAGACATTTAGGGCCACTGAGCTAACCTCTATGTGGTTTACAGAGATGGGCAGGGATCCCCTGGGATTTTATAAGACTGACAGGGATTATTTTGAAACAATATACAGGGCCTTAATAGAGGCAAGGAATAAAGGAGGATAATGACTATAAGATTTATATACAAGCATACTGATGAGATCCTGGTAGTCTCAGATCTCCAGGAGATAAACACTGGGGATGAGATCCTGGATGGATATATCAATAGCTATTATGAGACTGCTGAGGGACCACAGGACCCAGATCCTCTCCTGGATGCAGTGAGTAATTTAGTGAGACTGGGAGTGGCCAGTAAGATGGAGATCATGGAGGAATTTGATGGAGAGTATGAGGAGGGCAGTGATGAGCTTATGAAAGTACATTAAAATAGAGACAAATGACAGAGGTAAAAGAATTAACCAGGCAGCAAAAGAGATCCAAGAGAGTAGTCTATAAAGGCAGATCTATGAGGGTCCATGACTACCTGGTAGCTCTATGTAAGGATCTGGATGGAGCTGTCCCAGTAGAGAAACTAAATGAGATCTATATGAGGCATGGCCTGGAGGGAGTATCTGAGGCCCTAACATATTTAAAAAAGAAAGTAACCAGGAGAGGCTGGCAGCTCAGGATCATGGGATGGCTGAGGATCAGGCCTAAATTTAAAATAAAAAAAGTATGAAATACATTATTAAAAGTATGGCAGCAGTGGTCAAAGATATTGACTCTAAGCAAGGGATAGTATCTGGCTACTTTTCAGCCTTTGGTAACAGGGATAGTGATGGGGACATCATCATGAAAGGAGCCTATAGTAAGACAATAAAGGAGAGAGGCCCTGAGAGCTCTAAGCCCAGGATATTTCATCTATGGCAGCATGACTCCTATAAGCCCCTGGCTAAGCCTATAGAGCTGAATGAGGATGATATGGGCCTGGCCTTTAAGACTAAGATCTCCCAGACATCCTGGGGCAGAGATGTCCTCCAGTTATATGAGGACCAGGTAATCACTGAGCACTCAGTAGGGATCAATATCCTAAAGACTGAGAGAGTGGATGAGGAGTCTCAGAGGGTCCTGGAGGTAAAGATGTGGGAGGGATCCTCAGTAACCTGGGGAGCCAATGAGAGGACTCCCACTATAGGAGGAGTAAAGAGCCTGGAGGCTCAGGATCCAGAGGCCCTGATCAAGAGGATGGATCTCCTGGGTAAGACTATGAGAAAGGGTAACATGACTGATGAGACATACCAGCTAATAGAGCTGGAGTATGAGCAGATAAAGACTACTATAAAGTCACTACTAGACAAAGCTATGGAGCCAGGTGGAGAGGATCCTACTCCAGCCAAGTCTGAGCAGCCGACTGAAAAGCAGATAAGTGAACTATTATTAACATTTAAAAGAAAGCTAAAATTATGAAAAGCTATTTAAGATTAATGCTATTTATGGTCCTGGCTGTCATGGCTGTGGCCTCTATTAAGGTCACTGCTGGGATGAGCCTGGCTATGGTCATGCCTATCATGAGGTCTCCTGATGGAGCTGGAGGAGGTATAACTGATGAGCTCAAAAAAGAGCTGGATGAAATTGCAGAGGGCATAGATACCAAGCTGGAGAGTATGGTCACTGAGGCCAAGTCCAGGGAGGATAAGAGCCTGACTGCTGTAGCTGATAACCTCAAGACTGAGGTAGAGGCCATGGTAGGTAAGTATAATGAACTCCAGAAAGAACTGACTGACAGAGTTAATGAGATAGAGACTAAGGCTAACAGGCTGGATGTTAAATCTGATGGTCCTAAAAACTGGGGAACTATCCTAATGAAAGCCCTCCTGTCTGATGATAAGCTAAAGAATTTCAGAGAGGGTATAACTGAAAAGGCTGTAGTAGATCTCCTGGTAACTAAAGGGGTCACTAAGGCTGATGACATGACTGGAGCTAATTCATTTGAGTCCACTGATGTAGTGGGAGAGATGAGAGTCCCAGGTATTGTATATGATCCTGATAGGGCTGAGCACGTGAGAGACATACTGACCCAGGGAGTGACCAGTCAGAACTCTATAGGCTACATTAAGGAGGAGGCCTATAGTGATGCTACTGATGTGACTACTGAGGGAGCTGAGTATAAGCAGGGAGATTTTGATCTCAAATTATACACTGCTAATGTGAGAAAGATAACCAACTATATTATCCTATCTGAGGAGATGCTGGAAGATGTAGAGGGACTGACATCTTACATCCTGGCCAGGCTGCCTAAGAAGATCAAGCTCAAAGAGGATCAGCAGATATTATTTGGAGCAGGGACTGGAGTCCAGCTCAATGGTATTGCTACCCAGGCAGATGCTTATAGTGATGCTCTAGCAGACTCTACAGTAACCAGGATAGATGTCCTGGCAGATGCTATCAGACAGGTCAGAGTAGATGAGTATAGAGCTAATTATATACTGCTCCATCCTACTGATGTATCAGCTATCAGACTAGAGAAAGATACTACTGGCAGATATATTATGCCCTGGATCTTTTCTGGAGCTACTCCTACAGTGGGAGGTGTACCTATTATGGAGACCACTGCCATGACTGCTGATAAATTCCTAGTAGGAGACTTTACTATGGGAGCCCAGATCTTTGACAGGAAACAGGTGGCCATAGAGTTTAGTAAAGAGAGTGAAGATAATTTTGTAAAGGGAATGGTAACAGTAAGGGGATCAGAGAGACTGGCCCTGGCAGTTTACAGACCCTCTGCATTTACATATGGAGACTTTACTGTAGCTCTGGCTCAGGGATCTGCATAGATCTATTAATTGATAATCATAAAGGGGAGGCTGTGGATCTCCTCCCCTTTATTTAAACTTTGATAAGATATGCCAGCAGAAAATTTAAAGCTAAGGAGGCCTCTCTATACATGGCTTAAAGAGGCTGGAGGTAGTTCAGTTATGATAGGAGACTATGGGACTGCTACTAATTTCTATTATCAGCCAGGAGCTGATGATGTAGTAGTTATCAAGAGGATGATCATCCATATAAAGGACACAGCAGGGATAGATGCAGACAAGTATGGGAATGGGATAACTTTGACCAATGGGATCCATATCCATCTGATCCAGGATGGAGAGACTATAGATCTGCTGGATGGAGGGACTATCAAAACTAATGCTGAATGGGCTGCTATGTGCCATGATGCTGAACTAAAAGGCTGGGGACAGGGTAATGATATAGTCTCAGTCAGGTGGTCCTTTGATAAAGGGAACCAGGGACTAAGGCTCATAGGAGCTAATAATGACAGGCTCCAGGTGGTCCTACAGGATAACTTTGAGGGCCTGCTGGGTCACTCAATGAACATCCAGGGAGAGCATGAAAACCAATACTATTAAATACTAAAGATATG